TCCGGCCGGTAATCGCAAGCTAGACAAGAAGAAATCGACGGGCCGCATCGACGGATTCGTTGCGCTGACGATGCTCGTCGGCCACGCGTCGGTCGCGGCGGCGGAGCAGGAACCGAACTACGACATCCACTGGATATGACGCGATGATCATCGAAACTTCCGAGGGCCCGGCGATTCTTCTCGAAAACCTGAAGCGACTCGAATTGCGCGACGGCGATTACGTCGTGCTGATGACGCATCAAAGGTTGCCTGCGCAAGCAATCGAATCGATCCGCGACACGTTGACGAAGTTCTTCGGCTCCGACCGCAAGGTGCTGGTGCTCGCAGAAGGCATGCAACTTGCGGTCATCGGAGAAGCGGCATGAGCCTCAATCGCGCGTATTCCGTTCTCGAAATCAAGGCCGTCGACGAATCGACCGGGCAGATCACCGGCATCGCGACGACGCCGACGCCGGATCGGACGGGCGACATCGTGAAGCCGAAGGGCGCGCAGTTTTCCCTGCCGATCCCGCTTCTCTGGCAGCACGACGCGGGCTCGCCGATCGGCACCGTCGACAAGGCCACGGTCACTGCGAAAGGCATCGAGATCGTCGCGACCATCGCGCGCGGTGTCTCGGCCGAGATCGATCGCGCGTTCTCGCTCATCAAGGCAGGGCTCGTGCGCGGGCTTTCGATCGGCTTCCGCGGCATCGACTCCGAGCAAATCCCCAATTCGTGGGGCATGGTTTTCAACACGTGGGAGCTGCTGGAAATTTCGGCAGTCACCATTCCAGCAAACGCGGAAGCGACGATTCAAACCGTCAAGTCCTGCGATACCAACGCGCCGCGCTCGGCGCACCAACCCTCGCCCGGCGCTTCGGGCAAATCTGCGGCGGACGCTCCCGTTCCCCGTATCTCACCGAAGCCCCAGGAGGGCAATAACGTGAACCTTCAGGACCAGATCAAGGATTACACGAACGAGCGCGCGGCCAAGGTCGCCAAGCTCGACGAGATGCTCAGCAAGGCGGCGGGCGGCAATTTCGACGCCGCCGTGCAGGCCGAGTACGACGGTATCGAGCGCGAAGTCGATGCGATCGACGAACACCTGGACCGCCTCGGCCGTGCCGCGGCGCGCTCGGTCAAGACTGCGGCGGTGGCCGCCAGGGTCGATCCGGGTGAAGGCGGCGAAGCTGCTGCCGAAGCCGCGAATCGTCTGCGTCGACCGAACGGCGACGGCGTGGTTGCCGTGCAGCCGAAAGTCGAGAAGGGCATCCGCTTCGCGCGCTTTGCCGGCGTCCTCGCGCATGCGAAGGGCAACATCAACGACGCGATGCAGTTCGCGAAGAACCGTTTCCCGCAGGACAAGATTCTGCACGACATTCTCGGCACGGTCGCGCAGCATGGCGGCGACGGCGAGTCGGTGCTGAAGGCTGCGGTTGCGGCCGGCACGACGAGCGACAGCGCGTGGGCGGGTCCGCTCGTGCAGTACCGCGATATGGTCGAGGATTTCGTCGAATTCCTCCGCCCGATGACGATCATCGGCAAGCTGCCACTGCGCCGCGCGCCGTTCAACATCCGCATCCCGCGCCAGCTCACGGGTGGTTCGGCGTTCTGGACGGGCGAGGGTCAGGCGAAGCCGGTCACGTCACTGACGTTCGACAACATCACGATGAAGTGGTTCAAGCTCGCGACGATCGCGGTGATCACGCAGGAACTCGCGCGCTTCTCGAGCCCGGCCGCCGAAGGTCTCGTCCGCGATGCGCTCGCCAAGGCGATTGCGTATCAGGCCGACCTCGACTTCATCGATCCCGACAACGCAGGCACCACCGATGTCAAGCCGGCGTCGATCCTCAACGGTGTCACGCCGATCCATGCGTCGGGCACGAACGAAGCCGCGCTCAACGCCGACATCGCGTCGGTGTTCCTGCCCTTCATCAACGCCAATATGTCGCCGGAAACCGGCTACTGGCTGATGACCCCGGCGCAGGCGCTGAAAATCTCGCTGATGAAGAACACGCTCGGACAGCGCGCGTTCCCCGGCGTCGGTCTCAACGGCGGCGAGTTCAACGGCATGCCGCTCATCACGTCACAGGCGCTCAACGACGCCGAGGGTTCGACCGGCGGCGCGCCGATCGTGCTCATCGACGCGGCCAGCATCTGGCTCGCCGACGACGGCGAAGCGACGATCGACGTCTCGACGCAGGCTTCGGTGCAGATGGACTCCGCGCCGGACAATCCGACGACCGCCTCGACTGTCATGGTCTCGCTGTGGCAGCGCAACGAGATCGGCATTCGCGCCGAGCGGTACATCAACTGGCTGAAGGCGCGTCCGCAGGCGGCTCAGTGGATCGACGGCGCCAACTACCACTAAGCATCGCGTAGCATCGTCCCCCGCGCTCGGATCATCGGGCGCGGGATTTTTACAGGTGGATTCCATGAAACGCGGCAAGGTCGAACTGCTCGAAGAGGAAGTCCCCATGCGTCGTCACGGCCTGGTTGCGAAAGAGAAGTCCGCGAGGCGCAAGCGCGCGGCGAAGAATAGCTACAAGCGGCGCGACATGCGCGCGCACCAGTACGAGACGAAATAGGTGGGCGCGCTCGCACGCATCGGCACCGCGATCCGCAAGGCGCTTCCGCGCGTGCTGTCGCCGCCATTGACCGGCGGCGGCTGGAACGGCTGGGGTGAATGGTGGGGCACGATCAAGGAGCCCTTCACCGGAGCGTGGCAGCGCAATATCGAGTGGTGCGCCGACGGCGTGGTCTCGCAGCCGACCGTGTGGGCGTGCATCACGCTCAAGGCCGACGACACGTCGAAGCTGCCGGTCAAGCTGATGCGGCGCGGCGACAACGGCATTCCGCAGGAACAGCAATCGAACGCGTTCTCGCCGGTACTGCGTACGCCGAACCGCTATCAGTCGATGATCCAGTTCCTGAAACAGTGGTCGATTTCGCTGGATTTTCGCGGAAATACGTACGTTTTGAAGGAGCGCGATGCCCGCGGCGTCGTCGTTGCGCTTTACGTGCTCGATCCCGGCCGCGTGCAGCCGCTCATTTCCGACGATGGCTCGATCTACTACCAGTTGCAGCCGGACAATCTGACGGGCAGCGAGGAAGCGATCACCGTTCCGCAGTCCGAGATCATTCACGACCGCATCAATCCGCTGTTCCATCCGCTCGTCGGCATCTCGCCGATCTTCGCGGCCGGACTCACCGCGGCGCAGTCGCTCGAGATCGTCAACAACAGCGCGCGCTTCTTCAAGAACGGCGCGAAGGTCACGGGCATCATCACGGTGCCGGGCAACATTCCGAAGGAAACTGCCGACAGGATGAAGACGCAGTGGGATTCGGGATACACCGGCACGAACGCAGGAAAGGTCGCGGTACTCGCCGACGGCGTGAAGTTTACGCAGCTCACGATGTCGAGCGTCGATGCGCAGGTCATCGAACAGCTGAAGTACGACGACGAGAAAATCTGCGCGGCGTTCCATGTGCCGGGCTACAAGGTCGGCGTCGGCGGAATGCCGCCGTACGGCAACCTGCCGCAGCTCAACATGGACTATTTCCAGTCGTGCATCCAGGTGCGCATCGCGCAAATCGAATGCTGCCTCGGCGACGGGCTGTCGCTGCCGCCGCAATACTTCGTCTGGATCGACGAATCCGAATTGCTGCGCATGGACGAGCTCTCGCGCTGGGACGTATACGCGAAGGCGATCGGCTGCGGCGGCATGACGCCGAACGAGGCGCGCTACCGCGAATGGCTCAGCCCGAAAGAAGGCGGCGACGCGCTGTATATGCTGCAGCAGAACTTCTCGCTGGCCGCGCTCGCAAAACGAGATGCGCAGGCCGACCCCTTCGCCACGAACACGGGCAATGCTCCGGCCGGGGATTCTCCCCCAACGGAAGCTCCGACCGCCGGGGCGTTGCCCGCTCCTGACGATGACGCGGAGGCCCGCGCCTACGCCGTCGATTACACGAAGAACCTGCTCGCGCTGATCGCTGCCGAGGCCGAGCATGGCACTGCCTGAGCCCGGCCCGCGCGGCGCCGTAGGGCCTGAAGGCCCGGAAGGGCCTCGTGGCCCCGAAGGGCCGCCGGGTCCGCCTGGCGAAACCGGCCCGCGCGGCGCGCAGGGTCCCGTCGGCGAGATCGGTCCCGAAGGCCCCGGCGGTCCGCAAGGCGAGCCCGGTCCCGCTGGCCCCGAAGGCCCGCAAGGTCCGGTCGGCCCCGAAGGCCCCGCAGGACTGCCTGGGAAGCCCGGAGTTGCTGGTGCGCCCGGAACACCGGGAAGCGTCGGCCCCGAAGCCCCCCGCGGCGCCAAGGGCGATACAGGCGACGACGGCGCTATCGGTCCGATGCCGCAGCACGAGTGGCGCGGCACGGCGCTTCGCTTCGAGATCGAGCCCGGCGTCTGGGGCGCGTGGACCGAGCTCCGCGGCCCGCAGGGCTCGCGCGGCGAACCGGCTGGCGGCTTCGGTGCGGGCGCGGGCGATCTCCGCATCGACGTCAACACGCTCGTCGGATTCCCCGGCGGGACGACGAGGTTCCTGCGCGCCGACGGCACGTTCGCGATTCCGGCCGGCGGCGGCGGTAGCGCGGCATGGGGCGCGATCGGCGGCGACATCGCCGACCAGGAGGATTTGCAGGATGCGCTCGCGCTGAAGGCCGACGCGGCCGACCTTGCCGCGGTCGCGACGACCGGTGCATACGCCGACCTTTCCGGCAAGCCGACGCTCGGCACCGCGGCGGCGCAGGATTCGACCGCGTTCGCGTCGGCCGCGCAGGGCGCGCTCGCGGATTCGGCGACGCAGCCCGGCGATCTCGCGACTGTCGCGACGAGCGGCGCCTATGCGGACCTCACGGGCAAGCCGTCCCTCGCTTTCATCCCGACGACGGCCGACATCACGGCAATCGCCGTCGTCTCGGCGCTGCCGGGAACGCCCGACGCGCATACGCTGTACCTGGTGACGGCATGAGCGGCATCTACGTCGGCAGCGCGGAGATCGCATCGCTGTTCGTCGGTTCGACGGAGATTGCGCAGGCGTATGTCGGCTCTACGCTGATCTGGCCGAGCACGCCGCCGGGTGCTTTCGCGACCTTCGACCCGACGCGCAAGGGCGCCGACGTCACGCTGCTCGAATCGAATCTCCGCGCGCAGGTGTTGGGCGTCGAGATGGTGTGTGCGACCAATCCGCAGACGAAAGGCAGCGGGCTCTATTACTGCGAGATCGTGCGCAACGATGCGCTCGCGGGATTCCTCGGCGTCGGCATCACGAAGGCCGGCACCGCGACCGATTCGTATCAGGGCGCATACGTCGGGCAGGCGAGCGTCTGGCAGGACAGCTCGAACGACAACGGCGGCGGCATGGATGTTTCGCCGAACCGGCCGAACTATTCGGCGGAGCTCGGCATCAAGCTCCTTTTTGGCTCGGTCGGCCTTATTCTCGGCCGCATCGGCGGCGGCTGGTGGAGCACGGTTACTCAGGACTGGAACGCCGACCCGCTCGACACGGACAACTGCGTCATTCGCTCGATCGAAGCCGGCGACTATTCGATCGGCATCACCGGACTCGACGCAATCGATGTAACCGCAAACTTCGGCTCCTCTGCATGGCTCGACACGCCGCCTACGGGCGCCGTCGGGTGGCCCGGATAACAGGAACGCCAATGACGACCCCGAAGGAAATGGCGCAAGCGACACTCAACGGCCTCAAGGCGTTGATGTCGACCGCGCTGACTCCGATCACTGCGAAGCTCGCCGAGCTCACCGCGCGCCTCGACGGATTGCCGGTGCCGAAGGACGGCAAGGATGGCGAGCCCGGCGCCGCGGGTGCTGACGGCGCAATCGGGCCGCAGGGTCCGCAGGGCGAGATGGGGCCAGCGGGTCCTGCCGGCGAGAAAGGCACCGACGGCACAAGCGTCGACGTCGATGCGATCAACGCGCGCGCGCTGGAACTGCTCAACGACTCCATCGCGAGCATGGAAAAGCAGGCCGGCGAGATCATCGCGCGCAAGATGCTCGAGCTGCGCGACGGCGTGGACGGCAAGCGCGGCGAGCCGGGTCCGCCGGGCCGCGACGCGCTCCAGATTTCGATCGAGTCGATGCTGGACGAAACGCGCAGCTATCCGCGCGGCACGTTCGCGCATCACAAGGGCGGGCTGTGGCGCGCACTGAAGACGACCGAGGGCATGGACGGCTGGGAGTGCATCGTCGTCGGCGTCGACACGATCACGCACGAGAAGACGGGCGACCGCGAGATCACCGCCACGACGACGCTTTCGAACGGCACGAAGTCCGCGCTGGTCTACAAATTCCACGAGATGCGGCACCGAGGCACCTACAGCGACGAGGAGACTTACGACGAGGGCGACGGCGTAGCGTGGGGCGGTTGTCAGTGGATCGCGCGCGTCGACGGCATAAAGGGCGCGCGCCCGATCGAGGCGAACGCTGACAAGTGGTCGCTCAGCGCGAAGAAGGGCAACGACGGCGCAAGCGCGTGGCACGCGGCGAAGAAGGCCGGGTTCCAGGGCAGCGAGTATGACTTCGGCAAGCTGCTGATCGCGGGAGGCCGCAAGTGAGCGGCTACGATCTCGTCACGCTCACGCAGGCGCGAGCGCAGTTGCGCAGCACATCGACGGCCGACGACACTGATCTGCGGCTCAAGATTTCCGCGGCGTCGCTCGCGGCGATTCGCTACCTCGACGGCGGCGGCATCGACTTCCTGAACTCGTATAACCAGCCCGACACGGATTCGGGCGGCAATCCGCTCGACGTCCCGCCGGATGTGCAGCTCGCCGTGCTGATGGCGATCGGCGCGTTCTACGCGAACCGTGCGGGCGAGGCGCCGGATGCGGTCGACGCAGGGTTCGGCTACGGCTTCGCGCTGCCGAAGGCATCTATTGCGCTGCTCTACCCGCTCCGAACTCCGGTGATCGGCTGACATGCCATTCGACCGCGGCCAGCTTCGCCACTTCGTTCGGATCGAACGCCTCGTCGATCAGCTCGACACGGGCGGTAATGTGATCCAGGACCCGGCGACGGGCGAGATCGCGCGCGAGTGGGAACTTCTCGCCGAAGTCTGGGCGCAGATCAAGCCGCTGTCGGCACGCGAATACCTCGGCGCGCAGCAGATTCAATCGAAGGTCACGAGCAACATCAAAATAGAGTTCCGTTCCGACATCGACGCGACGATGCGAGTCGTCGACGAGTTCGGCACGATCTACAATATCGAGGGGCTGATTCCCGATCCCGATTCGAATCGCGAATGGCTCACCCTCCCCTGTTCGGCGAACGTCAATGCAGGCTGACACCTTCGTCCTTTTCGCTCCCGGCGAGTCGCTGACGCAGGCGCAATGCGACTTCGTTCGCGGGCGCTGCAAAACGATCGCGGTCAGCGACGCCTACCGGATCGCGCCGTGGGCCGACGCACTGGTCGCGAACGATGCGGCATGGTGGAAGGCGCGGCCGGACGCGAAGACGTTCGCGGGGCTCCGCTTCAGCGCGAACCCGAATGTCGATTGCGTCGAGCAGGTGAAGAAGTTCGAGCACGTCATCGGCCGCGGCAGCAATTCCGGGCTCCTCGCGATGTGGGTCGCGCGCATGCTCGGCGCGAAGCTGATCGTGCTCGTCGGCTACGACATGAAGGGTACGCACTTCTTCGGTCCGCATACGGACGGCCTCTGGAACACGACGCCGGAACAGTTTGCGACGTTCCAGACGTACTTCGAGGCGCTGAAGAAGCTGCTCGACAAGGAAGGGATCGAGGTCATGAACTGCACGCCGAAGAGCGCGCTCAAGTGTTTTCGCAAGTCGAATCTGGAAGCCGTGCTCGGGCACGCGCAGGTGGCCGCATGAATACCGAAACGAGATTCTGTTTCGCCATTTTCTGCCTAGGGCCCATCGCGATGGTTTCAATCGAATGCCTTAGTGGCGCAACGCGAGGACTTGTTACCGGAGCCCTGCTGTGCGCTGCTTTCGCCTTGGGCAACTGGAGGGGGTGCGAATGAGCCGCCGCATTTTCCTCGACGTGGGCGCGCACCGCGGGCAGACGCTCGAAGCGGTCGTCGCGATGCCGGAGTTCGACAAGATCGTATGCTTCGAGCCCGTCTCGGCGATGTGGTCGAAGCTCGAAGAGATCGCGGACGAGCGCACCGTCATTCGTCCGTTCGGCCTCTGGAACAAGGACGGCATGTTCCCCGTCTACCAGCCTGGCAGCAAGGGCGCCGGGCTCTGGGTGAAGGACAACGGCCGCGGCGCCGATGATGTCGAGGACTGCGCGTTCGTGCGGGCTTCGCGCTGGACCAAAGAGAACCTGCGCGAAGGCGACATCGTGTTCCTCAAGATCAATTGCGAGGGCGCCGAGTGCGACATCATCGATGACCTCCTGGACTCGAAGGAGTTCGACCGCGTGACCTATGCGATGGTCGACTTCGACGTGCGCAAGATCGCATCGATGAAGCACCGCGAGCTCGAAACGCGCGCGCGCCTCGCGCCGTACGAGTTTCCGCGCGTGGCCTACACGAAGCAGGTCATGGTCGGCGACACGCACGCCAAGCGCATTGCGCACTGGATCGAGCAGGTGAACGCGCATGCGTGACCTGACCCTGATCGTGCCCTACTACAAGCAGCCGCGCATGCTGGAAGCGCAGCTCGCCGAGTGGGAGGAATTCCCGGCCGGATACAAGTTCGTCGTCGTCGACGACGGCTCGCCCGAGCCCGCCTACAGTGTCGTCAAGTGGCACTCGTCGGATGCGTTGCGAGATCGGCTGAAGCTCTACCGCATCACGAAGGATGTCCCCTGGAATCGCGGCTGCGCTCGCAACCTCGGCGCGCGCTTCGCGGCGGACACCGAGTGGATCGTCCAGATGGACATCGATCACATTCTGTCGGCGTCGGCCGCGGTTGACCTGCTGATGTTTGAACCGGAACCGGGGCGCTGGTATCGATTCCCGCGCTACCGCGTCGGCGCTGCGGACGAAACGCGCAACAAGGACGATCTGCCGCGCGACTGCGCTTTCGGCAAGATCAAGCCGCATATCGATAGCTACCTCGTCGAGCGTTCGCGCTTCCAGACGGTCTTCTATGACGAGGACTACAGTGGGTGTCTGGGGGGCGGCTCGCCGTTCCTGCAGCACCTGACGCGCGAGGCGGGCGAACCGATCGTCCTGCCGGAGTCGATCTTCCTCAGCGTGCATACGCGCAACAGCATTCCCGATTCGTCGGAGCATTCGCTGAGCCGCGATACGAGCGAATATTCGCGCCGCAAGAAGGACAAGGAAGCACGCGGGGACACGCTCCCGCGCGATCCGGTGCGAACGCCGTGGCAGAGGGTGCTCTGATGGTCATCAACTATCCCCGCGTGCAGGGCGAAGTCGAGACGATCGCGGCAGTCGCGGCCGGCTACAACCTCGGCCGCTGCGGCGACGGCGAGGCAAAGATCGCGGTGGGACAGGGCTACTCGCGCGAGCCCGGCAGCGCGCGCTTTGCCGAGGAGATGCGCGAGTTCATCCGCAACCCCGATCCGTACTGCATCGTCGGCATCCCGCAGTTGAACTCGGATTCGCCGAAGCTCGATACGTGGCTGCGCAACGCGGGCCGCTTCATGCGGCTCGTCGATCCCGATCGACTGTACTACAGCGCGTTCGTCTCGCGGCCGGACTCGGCGCCGTGGATCAACAACCAGACCTTCATCGACTCCGTGCACGATCTCTGGCGCGGCAAGCAGGCGCTCGTCGTCTGCGAGCACAAGGGCAGCATGCACGCCGCAGTGCGCATGACGGCCGCCAAGGCGCGGCACATCGAATGCCCGACGCACGAGGCGTACGCGGTCATCGACGAGCTCGAGCGCGAAGTCGTCGTCGCTCGCCCGCAGATCGCCGTGCTGTCGGCGGGTCCGACTGCGACGTTGCTCGCGAACCGGCTGGCTAAGCATCAGATTCACGCGATCGACCTCGGCAGTGCAGGCAAGTTCCTGATGGGGCTATCGACGTGCTGACCATCGTTACATTCCTCTGGAACGAAGGCTTCCGGGACTACCGGCCAGAGCACGCATCGACGCTGCGCAAGATGATCGCGCGGCATCTGTCGATTCCGCATCGCTTCGTCTGCATCGCCGACGACCCGAGCGCGTTCGGCGACGACGTGGAAGCGATCCAGACGCCGGTAGCGGCGAAGAAGCTCGGCGAGCTGCGCAGCCCTGAGGGCGCGCGGTTCCCGTCGTGCTATCGCCGCCTATGGATGTTCAGCGACGAGGCGCGCGTGCTCGGCGAGCGCGTGTTGCTGCTCGATGTCGATCTCGTCGTCTGCGAGGACTTCGCATCGATCGTCGACCGCGACGAGGATTTCGTCGGCTGGCGCCCGTATCGCGACTGGGGCGCGCAGATGCGCTTCGGCGGCGGCATCTACCTGCTGCGCACCGGCTCGCGCACGAAGGTCTGGACGGACTTTCACGGCGCCGACTCGATCGCCAAGGCTCGCCGCAACGGGTTCCGCGGCAGCGATCAGGCGTGGATCAGCTACAAGCTCGGATCAACGGAACCGTACTGGGACAAGTCCGCGGGCATCTACAGCGTGCGCGACTTCTCGCCGCTGACCGATTTGCCGAAGGGCGCGAAGATCGTGCAGACGAACGGCGGCATGAAGCCGTGGTCGGACAGCGCGCGCAGCATCCCTTGGATCGCGGAGAACTGGCGTGACTGAGCTGACGCTGCCGCCGCTGCTCAAAGCCGCCGCGCCAGTGACGGCGATCATCGGGTCGAACCCGATGCGCTGCTATCCGGCCGGCATCGCGCAGCAGAA